CTCGGGCTTGGAACAGGAGTTCCTGAAATTGATTTAGCCTTAACAGGATAATAGATTAACGCTTTTTTGTATTGATTAGCATAATATACTTCTTCCCATAAAACTGGCTTTCCGTTCTTATCTATGTAAGGCATACTTTAATTTTAATATAATAATGGGGGAAGGACATATTTCCCTCCCCCGATTTTATTAAGGGGTTATTACTCCCTATCAACAGTGATGTTACTCGCTGTCAAGAATGTTGCGAGATCACTCGTAACGTCCATTTGAGGGACGCTAATGATTTCGTCGCCAACGAAAGTTAAATCATATAACTGCGAATCTCCAGGAACACTCCCTGAATTTACAGTTGCTGCGGAAATATACATACCACTTGGAGAAACCAAGAAATACTTTCCACTCTTTAATTTTACAACGAATACCGTTCCAATAGATTTAACCAACTCTTGATACAATTCAGTGTATTCCTGTGCCCAGCCCGGGATTTGAAATTGTAAAGTTGGAACAAATGTGAAACTCAATGATTGAGTCACAACATTCACTTCTTCTGAAAGAACGGCAGCACTGTTTCTTACTAAATCTATTTTCTTAAGTTCACCCGCAGTTGAACCAGATATAGCGGTTACTAACCCATTTACATCGTATGTAATACTTGACAAAGAAATTGAAGTTCCTGTGGTAGATAACACCCACAAATCCTCAATTCCCGCAATATTATTAACACACGAATTTAAGGTAAGACCGCTGGTAATTACACAATTTGCCATTTTTTTTATAGTGTTTTAATTAGTTTATTATTACGATATTCTCACACACAATGATGGGAAGAATATTTTAGCACCCGCACGGAACTGAAGTGACATGCGTAATTGTCTCTGATCCTTTGAGAACCACATATCTGCGTTGTTAGAATCCTCTAACAAATCAGTTCCGTAAGCGATGTTCTTACCGTATGTTAATAATGCTCTACCACTTCCAATCTCACTTGAAACAGCAACCGTATTAGTGGCGGGTATCATAACTGAACCTGGAGCCTGCTCTTGTCCCTCAACAGAATAGTGGAAGAAATTAGCATCTCTTAACGCTAACAACAATGACTGGTAGTCGTTGCGGTTTAAGAACAATACTGTTGGTGAGAATTTCAATGCTTCAGGCAACGCTGTGACATAAGAATCAACAACCGTTAAAGCGTTAGTTGGAGTCATCGCTGAATACGTAACGTTTACAGTTGTCGCTGAAGCGGCGTCTAATTGAGCATTCAATCCATCAACACAATCTGATGGTGATTCACCCTGCCAAATTTTTCTCTCGGTTGCCACTGCGGCTTTAGCAACAATATCCTCAAGGAATCTCTCTTCAGCACCAGTTTCTTCGTTATATGAACCTGGAGACAATCTCAATCCCAGTATTGTTGAAGCCAATTTTTCTGGACAATATCCACGTTGGACGTTATAATCACAAACTCTCAATTCAACCTCGTCCAATACAATGTCTCCGAAAGTCGTGTCACAGTGACCCGTAGCCAAAATTGAATCTATGTCTCCCGTCTCAAAGGTGGGCACCCACTCTGCATTTTTCACATTCGGGAAAACAGATACGAACTCTGTCATATTTGAGCCTATGACGATTTTACTCATCAATTCAGTTTCATTTGCGGAGATGTAATCTACCATCGCAGAAATGTCAAAACTGAAGTTTTCTTTTGTTAACTTACTCATTTTAATTATTTTTTAGTTTTCATTTTATTTATAATCTCCAATCTCATTTTTGAGAAATCTTGTTTTACTTTACTCTCTTCTTTGAGTGGAGTGATGGACTCTGATTTTTTGAATTCGTTGTAGTCCTCAACGAATGAATTAAATTTGTCGTTAATTGTCTCAACCTCTTGATTAAAAGTCATTAACAAATCGTGAATCGCTTCCTTTAATTTGGTAATCTCTTCAGTTGTAGGATTTGGAGTTGTCTCTTCAGACATTTCCTCATCGTCATTTGACGTTTCTTCTACAACCTCTTCTACCTCCTCTTCAGAACCTTCTTCACGAATCTCAACTAAAACTGATTCTTCATCTAATACAATTTCTCTACCATCATCTAAACGATGAGTGCCAGAAGGAGCGGGTTCAAACCCTTCTTCTGTCTCTATGTAGATAGTATCTCCGAGTGTCAATTCTCCTTCTGCTTGGTTGGTTATAAAAACCTCACCACCCTCAAGAGCGACTCTCTCAAAATCAACTTTTGTTGTTTCTTCGTTATTAAACTTATAACCAACAAGTGTAGCAATCTTATCCAATGCTTCTTTATAATTATTTGGCATTATTTTGATTATTTAACTGGTTTATTATATTTCTAATCTCATCAATAAATACTTCGTCTTTATTTTTATACAAATTATTTAACGTGTTCATTAGAATATCGTGTGATTCACACGGCATGAATTCACCAGGTCTGTGTTGATGGACTCCAACACACCCATATTTCTCCACACCGTATTTCCTCGCTTCTTCTTCATTATCAAATATTGGAAGTCCGTCCATTTCACCAATCTTTTCCATACCAACTGAATTAAGATTACCTGGTCTTGATAAGAACGAACCCTCCAAACTTATACCTGTTGTCTTTTCTGACAAGATATATTCTTCAAACATTTTCTTATTATCAAATTTAATGGTTGCCATCCAAGTTCCAGGGTTCACATTGAATCCCATCTTCTTTGATTTATCCATATCTGGATCGGTCAGCCAAGATTCATAGACATATCCTCCATTTAACTTTAATCCTGAATGTTCGTAATTAAAGGATTTATGTTTGTTTTGTTTATAGAACTTTTTTAACATAGATTTTACTGTCTCTTGACTGAAGAAAACGTAGTAAAGTTCACCTGTCATTTCATCTCTACGAACGATATAACGATTTGGCTCCATTACAACGGTGGTAACCTCGTAGTTTAATTCGTCCTTAAATGACTTTTGAGACATTTTCTCTGACAACGGTAATACATTGTCAGGGAAACCTTCTGTATCAGGATACTGATTTCTGTAACATTTTAATCTCGCTTCGTCTTCACCATAACCTGAATCAAGTAAGTTTTGGACACAACCAAATCTCTCCTTCATTTCTTCTCTTATGGACTTTAACTTTCTTTGCGCCCACTCAATACCCGCCGTGTCGCCCCATCCTAACCATGCCACATATCCCTTATCTTTCCAAGGCGTTCCTTTGTATTCTTCACTTATCTCTGCGTTCTTTCTATGACGAGCAAAAGACGCCATCCGAGCAATCGTTTCTTCACTTATTGGTTCTCTGTTACATAGTTGGTTAGCGCGAGTCCATCCAACACGAGTCATTCCTTGAACCTCATCACCGTGTTCATCTCTCCATTTTAACACTTTACAAGCGGCATCTGAAGCGGCTTGAGGGTAATCATCGTATGACTCAAAATTCTCTATTTTAACACTGTTTAAGACCTTAACATCAGCATTGAAGTAGTTGTCATTTTCAGGAATACCACCGATGAATCCTTGTTTTCCATCATACTCAATTAAACAGATTGCTTCAGCATCTGGTTCACCTTGAAATAATGCGTCTATTGAATTATACACGACCAATCCTTCCAAAAGGTCTATGGCTCCCGTGTAATCTTTAGACATATAAATTGAATATTCTGTCTGACCACCTCTACCTTCTTGTAGTTGTATCGTTGGTCTTGTTCCCAATGTTGCCGAATTGATTGTTCTCTTGGCTCTCTGTGGGATTTTCTTAACAAACTCCTGTGGGGTTATGCCTTCGGGGATTGTGAATATTATCTTCTTGAAGAGATGCCTACAGTATTTCCCATTTTTGTAGACCTTCAAATTTACTGAAGTGTTCGCAGTTCTTGGAACTAACTTATATGAGTCTCCATCAGTCGTTAATTCTTGTGAAATACGTGTTAAGTCCTCATTTCTATAAACCAAGTCCTTTCTAATCATCTCACGACATAACTTTCTTGATTCTTTCTTAAGAGTCGGCCCCAGTCCAACTCCAACAGCGAAATAAAACCTTACAATTTGTCCATTTCCGTCTTCTGAAGGAGAGATCTCTTTTGGTGTGGAGGATATGGTATAAAACTCTTCATTCGTTAAATCTGATACCTTAAAACCAGCCGAGTTTTCAATCAACCAACCCAAGTCCTCACCCTTATCTGAAAAGTGTTCTCTTAATTCACAATCATCACCACATTGTGATTCGTCTTCAAATATCTCCCACTGATAATGTGTTGCGGGTGATTGAACGAGGGACAACTGGTCAATTCCTGATTCCTCGTCTTTTTCATCTATGTATAATTCAACTATTTTCATAATCTACTTATTTGTTCTAATCTTGTGTTTATTTTATTTGTGTCCCTTATGTCATTATACAACACGTAGGTTTTAATTGGTTTTTGATTTTGTTTTCTAATCTCTTGAACCAACGCAGAGTCATCAATACTTAATGCTCTACCACCTGTCTGAACATTTATCTGTGACAACAAGTCACTGAACTGTGCCACAG